GTATAACGATATAAAAATATCTGACTGGTTGAATGAAGTAGCCCTTGAAACTAAAACTAATCCAAAAAAGTTTAGGTTCTTCGGCTTAAATGCGACTATTCAAGTTCGCAGAAAAGGCGGAACTTGGAGAGAGCAGAACAGTAAGAGCCACTTATCTGTTCACATGCTAGGCGAATCTATTTGGGATAACTTAATGAATCGCCGCAACCGTCCGACTAAAATTTGGAAAATGGTCGGAGAAACTGCAATGGCTTCTATTCAGATGCCTGAGGAGTTATTCGCAAAGATGTATTGGAACCAACGAGCAGGGTGCAGTTGTGGTTGCTCTCCTGCTTTCGTAATGCCTAACTTATTTGGTTTTTATTTCTATATCGAAGTAGAGGCCGACCCTATGTTAGAAAAGCAAGATAAAAATGTTGCCGACCCTGTTCCTTTACTTATTGATGACGAGGAAAAGGCCATGATGGAAAGGACTTACCTTAATGTCTAAAGCAACTAAATTGCCTACTTGTAATGAATGCAAAAGAGAAGCCGTTGAGGTTTATGACCTTAGCAATAACATGACTTACTTTTGCCATTACTGCCGTAAGCGAGTCATATCAGAAGAAGAAATACAAGCATGGTTCGATAGCGGACCGATAAGTAGAGAATCCCTTGAAATGGCTTTATCAATTATCCAAGGGAGAAAAAATGGCTAAGAAGTATGAGTGCTTCGATTGCGGAAAGATATTTCTAAAGCAATGGGAACGAATGCTTCATGAGTCAAATGTTCACCAAGGTGAGCCAACTGTAAGACCTGTTGCTTGCATAAGTTGTGCTAGCGATATCGATATCAGAAATGGCAGTTGCCTAACTTGCGGTTATGTTCTGTCCGCAGGTTGGGTAACTCCAACTAAATAAGGAAACGGAGGTACTAATGGGAATAAAATATCTAAAACTAGATGAAAATGGAAACAAAGTGCAGTCGCATGCTTATGATAAAGATGCGATAGCGTACGAAGTTTCTAAAAGTAGGGGTCTATCTTCTTACATAACTCGGCAAATGAGTTTTGGTAGAAGCCCAAATGGTAGGCGTAATCGTTTCGATATATGGGACCAAAGTCAGTATGGAAAAGGCTTTCGTGTTTCATGGGATATACATGTAGCGCCCCGACCAAGTCAAGAGGCTGAAGGCAAAATAGTCTTGAGTTACTTGGTCGATAAAATTATGTATGTCAATATCGGACAGTTTTCTACCTTGAAAGAAGCAGAACTTTATACTATGAAGTTTGCTTACGACTTTGCCGATGTTAAGCCTTACTTTGGTTATCACCCTTTGTTCGAAAAAGAAGAGGTGACTATCGAGGATATCCCAAATGTATTTACTTGGGATGACGTTAGTAGGCCAATATCAATAACCTGCCCTGTTCTAGACCAAAAGGGAATCGAAGAAAATAAAAAGATAGCAGAGCGCCGTCTTTTGAATAAACAAAATAGAGAAAACGGAATGGAGGATACGAGAATAATGGTTAAAGTACTGCTCAATGTAAATTTAGGTGACTTAGGTGAGGCAATTCAAAGTCATCTAGAAAATGAAGTAAGCGTAATCGATGGAGTCGGCAATGACGGAACCTCTACTTACAACATTGACGAAGTAGATGTCAAAGTCGAGTCAACAGGTCAGATTGAAGCGACCTTTTACTTAGAAAGAGAGTCAGGCAAGTTCGCAAGCGTTGACGACCTTCGTAGTGAAATAGAAAACCAACTAGGCACTAACTTGACGGTAGAAGTGCCGTTCGAGATACAAGCATAACAACTAACAAAGGAGACGGAAAAATGGGGCTAGACATGTACTTGAATGCCACTCGTTCTTTTAGTGGCTATGAGTATGAAGGATATGAAAGAAAACAAGAGTTCAAGCAGTTAATGAACTCAGTCGGCTCGCAACATTGGGCTGATGTTCGGTCGCCTTATGCAACTGTAACTTTCACAGTCGGCTATTGGCGAAAAATGAATGCTGTTCATGGTTGGTTCGCCCGCAATTGTGGCGAGCCTGATAACGATGTCAGCATGTATGTGAGTAGAGATGACCTCATCAAATTAAAAAATGATTGTGCGTCCGCTCTATCACAAATGCCTAGCAAAGTTCCTGCGTCAGTTGGAACGGCTGTTAGCATCATAACTGATAACCCTTTTGAGTCAATTAAAGACCTAATTGTGGCCGAAACCCATAGTAAGGAATTTAACGACTCAAATGATAATGACCCTCTAAGGCCTACCGCAGGATTCTTTTTTGGCAGTACCGAAAAGAATGATTGGTATTACGATGGGCTTAGAGAGACTATCAACATAGTAGATAAAGCCCTTAGTCTTCCTGACGAGTGGCGGTTCCGATACGAAGCAAGTTACTAACCTAAGGAGACGGAAAATGAGTACAACGTTAGTGCTAAATAAAAATGGCAAGTACGAAGCCATGTTCATAAGACCAAGTTATGTATGGAAAGTTCTAGAAGATATGTACATGCCTGAAACTTGGAAACAAGAGGCAGTAAATATCAACCGCAGAGAAGAGAGATGGCTTCATAAGCCAACGCAGATAGAGGTACTGTTTGTAGTTGATACCTCTACGCCTCTCAACCCTGTAAAAATCGTACTTACCAAAGGCAACCTAGTGTTAGTCCAAATGCAAGTTTCAGGACTTGACGCTATTGGCTATGCCTGCGTTATTGGTGAACTTATCAATAACTCTAAGGACGCCTAAAAAGACTTAGTAAATGTCTTAAGTCCTGTCGGTGCTAGAGGCTATCCTCTTATCTGACCGCTTTAGTGGGGCACTATCGAGAGGTAGTGCCTTGCTATGGTGAGCAGAGCGCTTACCAATTGAACGGAAAGGAATCAAATGACTGTTGCAAGTTTCAAAATTGCTTTTGGTGGCAAGTTAGCCGAGCAATTAGAAGGCGCAATTAAATCTCATCGCCATAGTAGCGACCCAGTTCGGCAAAGTTTAGCCAAGTCGCTAGACGAAGCAGAAAGTGTAAGCCGTGGCGGTGGAGTTCAATTAAGAGTTCGTTTAGGTGTTGCCGAAATGAAACTCTTTCTAGAAGATGTCAATGAGTTATATCGAGCCCACGCTGGTATTGACGACATATTAGAAAAGGCTCAAAGAAATCGCTTAGTAGGTATTCAAGCGAACCGAACAAAGAAAAAAATCGAAAGCGCCTTAGCGTCTGCTGGCGTTTAACTAACTGAAAAGAGGATACGGAATGATTATGTGTAAGCGTTGCGGAAGCAACCAAATCCAAATAACAAATGCCTGCTCGTTCAAAGAGGGAACTTTTAAGGTGATGCATTACTGCCTTGAATGTGCAACGAACTGGACTACATTGTCCTCGGTTGTATGGGTGGATAACGAGCCAGTAATGGCTGGAAAGGTCCTTTCATGAAAACTGAAGTCCGAATAGTCATAGAAGACAGGTCTATCTGGGAGTTGAAAGACGCTCTTAATCTATACGGCATAAAGTATTGGGTCGTAGAAAGTAAAGAGCAAAAAGACTCGGCTTGATTACTTTAATCATGCTCTATCGAAAGGTAGAGCATGGTTATGGTAAGCAACTCGGCTTACCTACCGAAAAAAAGGAACGGAAACGAAAATGGGACACCAAATAGAAGAGTTCGAGGACGGAACGAGTGCTTTCTTTTCTGCCCGAGAATTACCATGGCACAAACTAGGTACAGTAACGGCTGGGGCTTTAACGGCTCAAGAGGCTATTGTTGCCGCTCAACAAGATTGGTTAGTTGAGAAACTTCCAATCTTTACTAAGTTAGAAGACGGAACTATCTTACCTATAAAAGATAAGTTCGCAACAGTTCGCAATCACCCTAAGAAGGGCTACTCAGCCCTAGGAGTGGTAGGTAATCAATATGTTCCTGTACAAAATATCGAAGCGTTTGAGATATTAGACGCAATTAGAGATGATTCAGGGGCAATTTATGAAACGGCTGGAAGCCTTTATGGAGGCAAGCGAGTTTTCATAAGTATGAAATTGCCAAATACTTTAACGTTTGCTGGCGGGCAAGATAACGTTGAACTGTATATCTTAGCCAGCAACTCTCATGACTCATCAACAGCCTTTCAGTTGATGGTTACGCCTATCCGTGTGGTCTGCGCTAATACCTTAGCAATGGCATTAAGCAACCATAAGAGAATTATTAACTTGAAGCACACTCGAAATGTAAAGTCAAGAGTTACTGAGGCTAGAGATGCCCTCGGTTTAACTTTTGCTTATGTAGATGAGTTTGAAAAACAAGTTCAAAAGTTAATCAATTCACCAATGACTAATAGCGAATTCAATTCATATATTGAGAAAGTCTATAAGGTCAAAAATACGACCAAGAAGCAAGAAACTCGCACCGAGAAAGTGCAACAAGAGGTTCGGGCTTTATGGAACGCACCTACACAAGACAATGTAAGAGGTACACAATGGGCCGCTTACAACGCAGTCGTTGAGTATGTTGATTGGGGAATGGCTATGAGATTAACTAAAAAAATCTCTGAAGACCAAGCCCGAGCAATTCGCACAATGACAGGTGGCGCAGATTTAATTAAAAATCGTGCGCTAAAACTACTCGTTAAGTAATCCAAAAAGGAAGCGCACCACGGACGGAAATTCGTGGTGCGCTTCTAGGAAGGGTACTACTTATGGGTAGCCAAAGAATAGTAAGAGTTAATCAAAACTACAAGTTAGGAGATTTAACATGGACACCTTATTCCCAATGAGTCCTCTAGAAAGTTGGCTCTTGATAGTAGCAATCTTTGGTTTGGTCAGTTCCTTTGTCTATTATTTGAGATGGAGGGACGCTAGAAAAGCCCAAGAGCGCCGTGAGCGGTTCGCTTGGTCTCGCCTAGCAGAAAATGAACTGAAGATAGTTAGGAGAAGCCGTGGAGAGTGAAGCAAGGCATAAAGCCGAACTAATTGCCTCGTTTGAAACCACAGGATACACAACAGAGTTGGCTACAAAAATAGCCGATTTATTCACCGCAAAACTAACCCGAAAGGAAACGGAAAATGACGGAAACAGTCAAGGAACCAATTCAGGTTCTACTGAATAAAGTAATGAAAGAGGTTCAGCCAGTTGCTAAAACGGACCGCAATGTGGCTCAGAACTTCAACTTTAGAGGTATTGATGCAGTTGTAAATGCTGTATCTCCTGCCCTAAAGAAACATGGAGTAATAGTTACTCCTAATGTAGTTGACTATCAATATGCCACTGTCGAGGTAGGTATAAAAAGAACTTTAATGGGCCATGTTCGCTTAACTGTCGAATATACCTTCACAGGTCCTTTAGGAGATAGTTTGACTACTTGCGTAGTTAGCGAAGCAATGGATTCAGGAGATAAAGCAACGGCAAAAGCCATGTCTGTGGCCTTCCGTATTGCCTTACTGCAATCTTTATCCCTTCCTACTGATGAGCCTGACCCTGACCATGATACTTATGAAAGGTCTGCTCCAATTAAAATGCTTACTGACGAGCAACTCGATAGCCTTACTTCAGAAGTAAACGCTATTCAAACTGTTGAAAAATTGAGAGAAGTGTATGCGTCGCATAAGCCATATTTGGCGCAAACTTTAATTGACGGAACCACTTTAGATAGCCTATTCAAGACTAGGGCTTCATTTTTAGCCCCTGTTAGAGAGGAGGCGACTAATGGAAACTAAAGACCGAGCCAGCCGAGTTGCCGTCCTTACGGCTCTTAGAGATGCTATAGATATTGCTATTGATAACGATAGAGAAGATTTGACTGCTGACTTGAAAGAGTTAAGCGAGGTATTTGGAGTTAAATCTATCGATATTGAACTACCTAATGGCGATAAGGTTGCTACGGCTTCACTAACCCTTTCAGAACCAAAGCCTTTTGTAAATAACGAGAAAGAGTTTCTAGATTGGGTAGAGGCTAATTACCCAACTGAATTAGTTAGGAACGTGCGCTCGTCATTTCAGAAAGCATTATTCGAGAAAGCGGAGCGGTTAGATAGTGCTGAGGCAGTTAATCCTAAAACTGGAGAGATTATTG